GTTTTAGAAAATGCGTACCAAGATGCAGCGTATTTTGCGTATGATATGGGCGATAAAGTTTTAAGTGCGTGGGAGTCATTCCAAAGAGAATATAATATAGACGATTTTGTAGTAAATGGCGCAGCTAGAAATTTAATAGAGACTAGCGATAGAATGAGAGTATTACTAGAAGACGTAGAGCAGTTTTCAGAGCAACTAGGAATAGACCCTAGGGAAGTTTACCAAGGTTACGACGACGCTAAGTATTTTGTAGATAACGCCGCAAGTATGCAGAGAGATTATGTAGAGAAGTATAGAGAAATTATTAGTTACGTAGGGTTTAATGATTTAATGTAATAATATGCAGACACAGAAAAGAGTATTTAGTAAATTGTTTAATGAAACACCTAAAACAACGTTTACCAAGCATAGGGCAGAATTAGGAATAACACAAGATTTAGAGACGGCAGTAGGTAGTTTTGGAAATACTTTAAATACAGGCGAGAAAGTTTTACAAATAGCATTGCGAGTAAATAATGTTTTAGAAAATGTAACCGACGAGGTGCGATATTATAATGACTATAAAGCAGCTACACTTGAAACCATAAACCAAAACATAGATTTTGTACAAGGTTTAGTAGATAAGGCACAAGATTTAGCAAACGAGCTAGGAGTACCTACAGATTTTAACGGAAACTACCAAGAGGCTTTAAATTATATTGACGAAGCAGTAAACTTAAAAAATCTTATTAACGACAACCCGTTGGTATTTGATATATAAATAATAAAATAATACAAATGAGTACAAAGGACAGAGTATTTAGTAGGTTATTTGAAAACCAAAAACACGAAGCAAATATTAATTTATCTAAGCCTCATAAAGTAGCTTTAGGGCTAGTACAAGATTTAGAGTATGACTTAATGAGTTTACAGGATAACAGCGGTACGTTATCTTATTTAGCTTATGATTGGCACGACGAAAAATTCGAGGCATACAGGCAGGCGTGGATGCAGTTAAACGACGAATACACACACAACGGTAGCGCAGTTTTAAGATACGAGGACGTAGAGAGGGATTTAGGTATTTTAGAAGAGATTAGAGTAAAAGCAGACGAACTAGGTTTAGCAGCAAACGAAGTTTACGACCAATGGGACGAACACTATTCGGAGCTTGAAAATATGAGAGAAGCGGACTTACAGTATATGCGAAACGAACAGGAATTTAGAGATTGGAATTAATAATAAATACTTTTAAAAAATGAAGACAACAGAAATGTTAAAGCAAATTAAAACTATGCTAAAGTCAAGATTGGGTCTAGCTCAAATGACCTTAGAAGACGGCGAAACAATTATCGAATCGGATAACTTTAGAGAGGGCGAAGCTATCTTTATCGTTTCAGACGACGAACGAATTGCACTACCTATTGGCGAATACCGAATAAATGAAAACGGCGGTATGATTATAGTTACCGAAGAGGGTACTATAGCAGAAATGAGAGACGATATGGCAGAAAAGAAAATGGCGCAAGACGGTAAAAAGATTAAAGAAGAGGAATTAGACGAGGTAGTAGTAGAGGACGTACCCGAAGTAGCGGTAGACGAAATAGCCGCAATAGTAGACGCAGTAGTAGAAGTAATTGCACCAATGATTACAGAAGTAAAAGAAGAGTTAAAAAAATATATGGAAACTATACCCCAAGCCGAAGAGGAGGGATATAGAGACGGAATCGACGACGAAAAGGAAGACGAGAGGCAAAAAATGAGTAAGCAAAAGCCCGCCCGTAAACCAATGAAGCACAACCCCGAAACAAGTACTAGAAAAGCAGCACAAACGCTTTATAGTCAAAACGCAGGAACACACACAACAAAAGACAGAGTATTTAACAAATTATTTAATTAGTATTAAAATTTAATAGAATGAAAAAAAGAACACAATTAAGAGACATTACGGGTAGTGGTTCGGTAGGAACAATTACTACAACTTATGAGGGACAGTACCTAGGCGAAATAATTTCGGCAGCGTTATTAAGTGGAGACACTTTAGACAAAGGCGGTATTACAATTAAGCCAAACGTGGCGTACAAAGAAATCGTAAAAAAATTATCTAGTACGGGATTGGTAACGGATGCAACTTGCGACTTTACAGTAACAGCAGACCAAATCAATTTATCACAAAGAGTTTTAGAAGTAGAGCCTTTCCAAGTAAATTTACAAATTTGTAAGAAAGATTTTTTAACAGATTATTTAGCTTTAGAAATGGGAGCTAGTGCTTATAAAAATTTACCTACATCATTTGCAGATTATTTAATGGCGCACGTAGTAGCCAAAGTAGCAGAGTCTACAGAGAATAATATTTGGAGTGGTAATGCAGCTTTAGCAGGAGAGTTTAACGGTTTAATTACTTTAGCTTTAACAGAGGCAGGAGTAGTAGACGTAGTTACAACAGCAACAAGTTTTGACTCTACGACAATCGTAGCAGAATTAGGAAAAATTGTAGACGCAATTAAGCCCGAAGTATATGGTAAAGAAGATTTACATTTATATTTACCAACGGTAGCATTTAAGGCATACGTAAGAGCTTTAGGTGGATTTGGTGCTGTAGGTGGTGGCGGTGTAGACCAACAGGGGTCTATGTGGTATGAGAATGGCGGTTTAACATTTGAGGGCGTAAAAGTCTTTAAAGCCCCAGGAATGCCCGCAACGTCAATTTTAGCAGCAGAAAAGAGTAATCTTTTTTACGGTACAGCTTTAATGGCAGACTCTAATGTTGCGAAAATTTTAGATTTATCCGACGTAGACGGTAGCGATAATGTAAGAATCGTTTTACGTTTCCAAAGTGGAGTACAAATCGGTGTAACAGAGGACGTAGTTTTATACACTCTAGCATAATCAATTATTAATAATAACTAAAGAGGGTAGGTAAGCTATAAGCCTATCTACCTTTTTTTGGTTAAAATAAAAAATAAAATAACAATGGCGTGTAATTCACTAAGTATCGGACGAGCTTTACCGTGTACCTCTTCAGTAGGGGGTATAAAAGCAATTTATGTAGCACCTTTTAATTCGCTAGGGGCTTTAACAATAGTAAGCGGACAAGTAACAGCAATCGGAAACGACGGTAGCGTAGACTTGTATAAATACGACCTAGAATCTAGTAATGGTTTAGAGCAGGCGGTAACGGCGTCCGCAGAAAATGGTTCTGTTTATTATGAACAAACCTTAACAATGACATTAAAAAAATTAGACTTGCTTTCGCAGCAGGAACTAATAGATTTAATCAAAAGTAGAACGCAAATTTTTGTAGAGGACTATAACGGTAACTACTTTTTAATGGGTGCTACCAACGGCGTACAAAGTTCGGGCGGTTCAATTACCACGGGGCAAGCTTATGGAGATTTAAGCGGATTTTCGGGTTTAACATTTACAGCACAAGAGACTCTACCCGCATTTTTTGTAGTACCTAGTGTAGTTACAGGAAATGCTAGTGCTAGTCAAATAGAGCCAAGTTAAGGTAAATTAAATATTAGCTAATTATATTAGGGGTAAGTCAATAGGCTGCCCCTTTTTTTATGCAAATACTTTAAAAATTACGTTATATAGATATGATAGTGTTAAAACCAACGACAGACCCGCAGACGTTTAAATATATACCCCGTGATTATACCACGGTAGCGGCTATTTTACTTAGAGACGACACAACAAACGAAACTATTGTATACAACCCTACTATAACAAAGGTAGGCGATTATTTAGAAATTACAGGGGTATTTAATTTAGTAGAGGGGCATTTTTACGACGTTAGAGAGGACACACCCGACGCCTATTGGAATAGCTGCCCTCTTTTATGGGAATTAAACGATAACACGTGGGACTATGAGTTTCCAATTACAGAGGAAGTTTATATAGATTTAATTTTTTGCACAGCGCAGGCAATTAATCAAAATGAGGACGAAGAGTATAATATAAATAAAGGTGTTTATATAACAGAAAATACAAGAAATAACGACTACGTAGTATTATGAAAAAACAGCTAAAAAAATATAATCAAAAGGCGGCAGTACCTACTAAAAACAAATCTAGTTTAAAGTTTGTAAATTTAGGTACATATACTAGCCCACTTATAAGCGAGGAGCAAAACCAAGAGTTTGTAAAATACGGGGCAGATAACGATTACTACGGTTACTTGCTAGATTTATTTAATGGTAGCCCTACAAATTCAGCAGCTATAAACGGTACGGCACAACTTATAGCGGGGCGTGGTTTAGATGCTACAGATAGTAGTAAAAAACCTAATGACTACGCCGTAATGCGTAAATTATTTAAAGACGAAACACTAAGCCGTTTAGCTATAGATTTAAAACTATTTGGTGGATGCTCTATGCAAGTTATCTACAACGAAGACAGGAGTAAGATAGTACAAGTAGAACACTACCCCGTAGAAACTTTAAGGGCAGAGCGTGCAAATGAAGACGGCGATATTACAGGATATTACTACGCCGCAGATTGGACGGACGTAAGAACGTCGGACGACATAAAAAGAATACCCGCTTTTGGATTTTCTAATGAAGATATGGAAATGTTATTTATAAAGCCGTATAAGTCGGGCTATTACTACTACAGCCCTGTAGACTACCAAGGGGGTACACAGTATATAGAAATGGAAGCGGAAATAAGTAATTTTCATTTAAACTCGTTAAAAAACGGTATGAATCCGTCGCTACTTTTAAATATGAATAGTGGTGTACCCGACGAAGATACACAGAGGGAAATAGAAAACAAAATTTACCAAAAATATGTAGGTACGTCAAATAGTGGACGTTTTATTTTAGCTTTTAATAATTCAGCAGAAGAGGCGGCAAGCGTAGAAACTATACAACTTTCAGACGCACACCAACAGTATCAATTTTTAAGCACAGAGAGCAGCCAAAAAATAATAATTTCGCACAGAATTACAAGCCCGTTATTACTAGGAATTAATAAAGAATCGGGTCTAGGTTCAAATGCAGATGAATTAAAAAACGCCTCTATACTTTATGACAACTCTATTGTTAGACCATTTCAAGATTTAATCTTACGAGGTTTTGATGAAATACTTGCCTATAATGATATTAGTTTAAATTTATATATAAAGACTTTACAACCTTTAGAGTTTATAGATTTAGAAAACGCAAATACTTTAGAAGAGATAGAGGAGCAAACAGGACAAAAGCAAGACTTTAAAACACAGTTAAAAGTAATTGACGGCAAACAAGCCTACGAGTCTATACAGCAGGCAGAAGATAAAGCTAATGAATTGGGCTGTATGGGCTACCACGAAATGATAGACGAAGACGGTAGAAAATGGTTTATGCCTTGCCAAAATCACACAGACTTAGATAAAAAAGCACCCGAATTAACAGAAGAGATAAAAGGGGCTTTATTAAAAAGACTAGCAGAAGTAGGCGAAGACGAAGATTTAGAAAATTGGGAACTTATAGACGCTAGACCGTCAAACGAATACGATAAACAATTACATAATACCTTTAATTTTGCTAGCGCAGTACGTAGTACACCTAATAAAAGTAGCGACCAAGATACAACTATTATTAAAGTACGATATGTTTACGCAGGGTCGCAAGCACCCGAAAGAGAATTTTGTAGAGATATGGTTTCGGCGTCAAGGGTTTACAGAGTAGAAGACCTAGATAGCGACAACCCAAACTATAACGGAAACGCACAGAATGTAAACGAGGGTCTAGGAATACGAGGCGCAGATAACTATAATATTTTTCTTTATAAAGGCGGTGTTAATTGCCAACATTTTTTTGAGAGACGAACATATTTAAGAAAAAATAATAAAAGAATAACAGTAAACGAAGCACGACGTTTAATTATAGCTATTGACCCTAATATGAGAGACGAGGCTAGAATAGTAACAAATCCTAGAGAAGTAGCACAAATAGCAGAAGCACAAAACGATTATTGGAAATACGACAGATAAAACTATGGCAACAGCACTTTTTATAAATAGGACAGACCTAGTAAAAAACACAATTATAAATGGAAATGTAGATACGGACTCGTTTTTACAATTTGTAAATTTATCGCAAATACAACATTTACAGATATATATGGGTACGGCTTTATACGAGCAAGTAAGCGAGGCTATATTAGCAGACAATATAAGCGCAGATATGGACGCTTTGCTAAAAGATTTTTTACAGCCAATGCTTATTCATTTTACAATGGTAGATTACCTACCTTTTAGTAGTTTTACAATTTCACAGGGCGGTTTACAGAAACATACTAGCGAAAATGCACAACAGGCTACTAGAGAAGAGGTAGATAGTTTAATTCAAAAGCACCGTAATTTTGCAGAGTTTTATACAAGACGATTTATAGATTTTATGAGTTTTAATGCGTCCGCAAAGTTTCCTAAATATTTTGAGAATAGAAACGACGATATGTACCCTAGCAGAAGTGCGGCTTTTGTGGGTTGGGTTTTATAAAATGAAAAAAGAATATATCATAAAGTCGGTAAACGTAAACAAATTAATAAGTTACGTATTAAAAAAAGATACTAATAAAAAAGTTAAAATAAAAAAGAAAAATGAGTACACTACAAAATAAGAAAATAAAGGACACTTACGAGGGTTTACTTAAAACCTCTACAAATTTAGCTTTAGACGGTACACTTACACAAATACAAGACGGTACGGGGCAAAATAGCAATGTTAAAATAAATAATTTAGGAGAAATAGAGCTTAATACATTAAGATTTTCAGCCCTAGAAGATAGTCTCGCAGTTTCTATAACAGGTTTTTTAGTCTCTAGTGAGCTGTTTTTGTCTACGGAAACAAAAATACCTACTGTAAAATCTGTTAAAGAATATGTAGATAATAATATTTCGGCGCAGGATTTAGATTTTAGCGGTAATATAGGGACAGGGGACGTAGAGCTAGATAGTGAAATTTTTATAATTGAGGGTAAAAGCGGCATTACAACAGAAGCGACGTCGAATGCTTTAATTATTGACGGTAGTGCTTTAGAAACAAACATAAATACGAATACTAGCGGTTTAGCAACACTTAATAGCGAAGCCGAAAAGATAGCAAATAAAGGAGTAGCAGACGGTTACGCACCGCTAGATGCAAATGTTAAAATACCCGAATCCTTTTTACCCGCTAGTATTATAGGTGGCTTAAAATTTCAAGGTACGTGGAACGCAGCTACAGACACCCCTAGTTTACCTCTAGCAAGTACGGTAAACGGACACTATTACATAGTAAGCGTAGCAGGAACTTTTGAAAGTATTATTTATGGTGTTGGAGATTGGATAA